AGCACTGAACAGCGGTCTATTCGCCTTCGTGCCTTTTGTGGCATGTGCGTCAAGTCCTTTACTCCGCAAGAATGCCGCTGTCTGCTTTGCTTCTTCTTCTGTGTACATCTTCTGATTCGAACTTGGTGTGTCGTTGCCTTCAACGTACACCCACCAACCTTTTCGACCGTCCTTATTCAAAGCATGTTCACCGGTTCCAAGTTCTTCCCAGTAAGCAGCTTCAAGCGTACTTCCGATTTTTGCTTCTCCGGAATCTTCATCAACAGTATATTTCCAACTGTTCTTGACATCGTGCTTTCCGTACTTCACAGGACGAGAATTGCGCTTTGTCTGCGCTTCAAGTTCTCCTGCCGCTTCGTGCAAATAAGCAATCGAAGCTTCATTAAGTGCGGCTTTAACTTTTGCGCTATTATCTGTGAATTTCACGGACATAATCACTGCCCCCCTGTGAATCTCAGATAGATTTCAAGGTGTTTGTGAAGCTCCATCGGATCATCAATCAAAAGTACATCGTACCGCTTACCATTTGCCACAATCCGGGCATTTTCTGCATCAACCCGAACCACATTGCCTTCAACTTCAAAAGTGTCTTGCAGCGGCACATAATCGCAGATAAAGACATGTGTTGATTCTTGGATTTTTGCATAAAATGTGTTGTACTTGGAATCCCCCGATTGAAGGTCAAGGAATCCGGTAAGCTCTGCGACATCATGCCATGATTTCACGAACTCCCCGATTGCGTTCTTTGTTGCGGTCTGCACCTGAAGAACCGCTTTCGTGTTTCCGCCTATCATGTCAAAACCTCGCTTTCATATACGGTCTTAAAAAGCCGAGCACGGACTTCGGATATCCCATCACGGAATTATCGCCGTCCATGTTGAAATATGTCACGGAATGCCGGGAAAGTGTTTCAGACTGGATACCAACCTTCGCACGATTCTCCATATCCCAACGAAGCATATTTACAACACCCATCACCACATCAACCGGGTATTCAACCTTTGTTACAAGGACATCTGTTTCATCCAAGTATCCTTCACACGGTATCGCACCCTCTGTCATGCCCTTTACGACAAGCAACCCTTCATTGAAGTATGAATCCGATATTTCAACCGTGTCACCTTCTTTGAAAAAGTAGGTGTCGCAATAAAGCTTGCCGCCTTCGATGGTTCCAAGGCTCCGGAATGCTCGTTTTTGGAAGTTATTGTTGGTGTATTTGCGAATCAGAAGCTCCAGTGCCTGAAGTTTTGCTTCAAGCACTGAATCTTCATCATTTGTGTTGATATATTTCTTTGCATCCTCAATAGAAATAATCATAGGGATTGCCCCCTTTCTTATTTCTCCTTGGTCTTTAAGATGACGACCTTCGCTTCGTTGGTAAGCGCAGCCATACCATGAGCAGTACAGATGATATCATCAGCAACACCGGCTTCACGCTTATGCTCAACAAGGTTTCCACGCTTCAAGAAGTAGGTGATTGCCGGAAGATCATCTTCGGATTCTGCATCGTTGTTCAGCTTGATAATCGGATTGAAGTAAACACCATCTTCAAGCTTAACCTTGTTGGAAACAACAACATCGCAGCCTGCGATGCGACCGATTGCGCCGGTTGCCATCACTCCCGGTCCGAACTTATCAGCGGAAAGGAACTCGGTATCCTTGCGAAGCTGAGTTTTCTGCTTGGAGTGGATAAGGATAACCTTCTTGGAATCCTCTTCTTCGTTGAACATGTCAACACCATCAACGATTGCGGAATACTTCAGAACAGCAGTAGAAGCATCGACAACGTTCTTGGATTCGTAGCAAACTGCCACACGATCATTGTCAAGCTTCTCAGAAATTGCTAATGCAATCTGTGCGGTTGCGGTTCCCATCGGATTACCGAATCCGGAAAGCTGTGCTTCATCGGTCAGGCGGACAGCTTTACCAATCTTCTTGATACCGTATTCAGCAGTGGTGAATGCCATCTTGGTTGTATCAATCGGATCACCTTCTGCATAATCTTCAGCAGCACCGATATATCCCCATCTCGGAACAGTCACTTTGGAACCCGGAGTGCCGGAAAGAGTGTTGTCTACCTTGATATAACCGGTCATTGCTGCCTTGCTCGCAACCTTTGCGTTAATCATGTCCGTTACTACCTGCGGATCGAATACATCGCCGTTAACAAGTGTCGTAGTTTTCGTTAAATCTGCCATTTTTCATTTCTCCTTCTTAAAAATTATTTTGTAAGACTTGCGTACAACTCAGGATTGTTCTCTTTCAGCTCAACCCTTGATTTGTAACCCATTTTTGCAAATTCCTCTTTCGTAACAGTGCGCTCACCATCACTGCCCGGAAGGGAATCATCATCAAACACTTTCCTTCCGTCCGTGCCTGATTCAAACATCTTCGGGAACTGCGTTTTCAATCCGTCTCTTAACGCATCCCACCCCTTGATATTGTCATTTTCGTCAAGCTCCAAGGATTCGCCCTTTTCCTTCAGCTTTTCATTCAGCTTGAATGTCAGGTAATCCACATCCACCGCCTTTTCAGAAAGCAATGCAACCTTGATTGCCGCATTCACCTTCGTTTCCTGCAACTGTGCCTGAAGGTCTGCCACCTGCGTTTCATAGCCGGTGATTTTACCCTGCAATTCTTCATTGCCCTTCGTTCCCTTCTTCAGCTCCGCAATCAGTCCGTTTGCAGTGTCAAGCTCCGTTTCCTTGCCCTTCAGCAAGGCATCCAGTGCGTCATACTTGCCTTTTCCGACATATTCGCCGGATGCAAGATTCGCAAGCTTAACCTGATTTTCCTTGTTTGCTTCGTTGCCGTTGTGTTCGTTGACCTTGCTGACAACCTGTGAATAAAGTTCGTCACCCAAGATAGCCTTCAAAAAATCCATATCCGTTTCCTTTCTTGTCTGCTGTTTTATCCGGTGCCGCCGGTAGACAAGATGCCGTTTATATCCCCGGCATCCAAGGGAATATTCAGGTGAGTTTTAATGACTTCGCTGTTTTGGTCAATATAAAAGGCACCCTTTCGGATGCCTTAAATTCATTATTTCATTGCCGCCCTTGACAGTGGACCGAACTTTCCGTCTACTTCAAGGTTCATTGCTTCCTGATATGCCTTGACCGCCTTTTCGGTATTACCACCGAATGAACCGTCAACGTTGCATTTTCCGCTTGCAGATACCAGTGGAAGGAATCCACGCTTGATAAGCTCAAACTGTAACCACTTAACCTGTTCACCGCTTGCACCCTTCCGAAGTGTATCTGTCGGTTTCTTGAACGGATTCAGCATAAAATCAAGATTTTTTACACCGCAATATGTGAACCACGACTTGTGACCGTAGTTTTCAATGCGTGTATTCTGCTTGTTTTCATCAAACCATGACTGATATCCCCTTGTATCAAGGTGTGCGCATGTCTGAATCAATGCGATTCCGTCCATGCCCAGGACTTCAGCAGCACAACACAAATACTTCGGATTCAGTACCTTTCCGCCCTTATAGGCACAAGCATCAACCGCTTTACCCTTCAAGTGCTGACTGCCATTTGCACCGCCGACCGCCTTATTTCTTGCCGGTGTGCGATATCCGCTTACAATTTCCATTGAAGATAATTGCAAGCAATCACGGAGTTTTTGCAAGTATTCCACAAGCACCAAATCGATCAGGATTTTATCTTCTCCGTCCTGACTAGCAAATTCCCTGACACGGAAATTCGGTTGCAATCGCTTTTCTCCGTCCTTCTTTCGTGAATAAGTCTTTACGGACATTTAACTCATCCCCTTTTTAATCTGCTTCACTACCTGATTTGCGCCAGTGGATGCCAAGCCGGAAACAATGCCGACTGCGATTGCATCAAGAATGTTGTTCGCAGGAAACTCCGGCATTACATACATTCCAACTACTCCAAGAATGCCGCCGGCAACACCGACAATCACCGGGATAAGTTCATCCTTTACCTTCGGAAGCTGCTTTGCGAGCAATCCTACCAAATACGCAATCACCACGATTGCAACAACTGTTCCAACATTTGAAAAATCCATTCTCTTTTCCCTCACTTTCTTATTTTTTGCATTAAAAAAGGACAGCCGATTGACTGTCCTTTACTCACTATTTTTTTGTAAAGTAATTTACAGGAATTTCGATATATCAATATCAAGACCGAACTCCTTCAAATCCTGCTCTTTCAGCTCCAATTCATTCTGAATGGTGTCGAGCATTTCGTAGTATGCAAGCCGTTTTCCCTTTGCAAAATCATCGTCACCCTCTAATGCGTCATTAGCATTTGCGATAATTCGTGAAATGATATATTTGATTGTATCATCATTCATCATAATCACCCCGTTCTTTCAGTTCATCCACCCTGTCACTAATGGATTGACGGAAATTGTTGATTTCTTTCTGCCAATGCTTTTTCAATCCCTCTTGCTGCCTACTATCTAACTGATTCCAGTTCGGAATATGGCTTTCGGGATTTTGTATCTTATCTTCATGGAGAGAAATCTTCGCATCGTATTTTCTCATGGCACGTTTCAAAGAATTTGATTCCTGTCTTTTGATATCCTTCTCTGCAAACGTCTGTAATTCTAACTTAATTATACCACTTTTCCCAGTATTTTCAAGGGTTTTCGACACTTTTTGCACTTTCTCGGATGCCTTCATGTAATCAACAAATACCGGATCGAGCTTGTCGATTTCGCCTTTGGTATATGCAACAAAACTCTCTGCAATATATTCGCCCTTGCTTGCATTTGCATATCCTGAAATATCCGGCGCATACTTCGACATATTCTTACCCATAGCATTATTTGTTGCGCTGTCTAACACTTCCCACTGTACATGATGCCCCATTTCATGTGTGATGTAATCTTGAACACTTCCATCACCAACTAAGGACCTTCCGGCATTTTTATATGTCAAGGCAATTTCCTTTTGACTGTCCGAAAGCTTGTCAAGGTTCTTCATTACAGTATCCCAAGCTTCATCCGCCTGCTTGTTGTATGCTTCAAGTGCATTCGCATTTTTCAATACATCCTTATTCAAGAATATACCGTGTTCAATAGGACTATATGCAGCAACCGCATCCGCATCAGAAAATACCTTTTTACCCTGTGCTGATGTCGGAGAAATTGCTTTAATGCCGTTAATTTTCGGCATATCGTATTGCGCATACAGTTCCGTGATAGCTCTATTGACCTCATTCGCATTATCAAGTGATACACCCTTGAAATCAGCTTCGTTCTTGAATGTTTTGCTATAACCACTGCCGATATATTGCTTTGCCGCTTCCTGCGCTTCTTCAATGCTCTTTGCAGGTGTAAAATCTATCTTCGCCTTTTCTTGGCTTGTACCTTCATCCGTCTTTTGTTCACTTACTCGGACACGTTCGGATGCCTGCATGTATTTTTCCTTGAAATCCTCGAAATCCTTTGTCTTGTCAAGACCGAAATATTCCGCCCTTTCCTTCAAGGTATCAAGTTCTTCTTCACCTAATGCCCATCTTGCACGTTGTAATAACGCACACCGACAATTGCAATCTTCCGCCGGATCACCAAAACCGCCCGGATACATTGCGGATTGTCCTGCCACTTCAAACGGTTCATCCAGTTCCCGGATTTGACCGTCAAGCCTTCTGTGCGTATCTCTTGTATCTCCGTCAAGTGCCGCATCCCATTGTTTCAGCACATCAGCGCCTTTTTCCTTCGCTTTGTGCTGTGCATCGGATGTTGCATGACACTGAATCCGGTGTGATTCCGTCCGGGCAATGGTCAATGCCCTGTTCTGTGGAATCTTTGCATAAGAAGCAAGGTTTCGTGCCATTTCCCCGGTACTCTGTCCGGTTGATATTCCTCTGCTGATTTCTTCAGCAATCTTCTCCTGAAGCTTCTTGATATCATGCCCCATTTCGGTATATAGCCGTGCTTTCAGCTTCGTTTCGTGCTGAATAGCTTCAACTACTTGCTTTTGGTCAATCGGAAGAACAAGCGGAACCCCTTGACCGTGCATATCGTACATGGTGCCAATAAATCCATCCTCGTATGACTTCGCAAGGAACTCTGACACGGTTGCAAACTCATTTGTGTGAAGGCTTTCCAGTATTGCTTCTATCTGCGCCCGGAGTGCCTTCTGATGCTCTATGCGGTATATAACGTGTGCAAGGTCTGCATCATTTCTTCCCATGAGCATTTCAATTTTTCCGTTAATCTCAGCAAGTGCATCACGATAATTCCGTTCAAGCTCCTTCAGAACCTTCTTTTCATTATCAAGAAATAGCTGTTGCACTTCCTTCTGCCGCTTGTTCATCTACCACCACCCCATTCAAGGCATTCTGTGCATCATTGATTGATGTCTTTGCTTCGTCCGGATCAGGAAGCTTGCCTTTGATATCGTCATAATCAATATCGAGCTGCTCACAAATAAGCTGCATCAAAGTTTCATTATCAAGATGTGTTGCAATATTGAGAAGCGTTGTGATTTCCGCTTGTCTTGTCTGCGCTTCGGTGAGTTTATTCTGTGCGTTCTCCTGCTCATTCGACATGATTTCATGTTCAAACGCAAAATAAACATCCTTCATCTGATAATCAGTTTTGTTTGCCGTGTTTACCTCATTCAGCACAACTTTAATCAGCTTCCGCATCAACTGCTTCAGTCTGATTTCCATTTTGGAACACTTCAAATCCAAAAGAGAATATGCAGCCTTAATTGCAATATTCGTTGTTGCCGCCGTGTCCTTCAGTCCGGACAGATTCAATCCGAATCCGAAACGATAAATATTCTTTTCGTCAAGTTCGAGCTTCGTCAGTCTTGCCTGATACGGTACATCAACGGTTGCTACCTCTATACCGCCATTTTCACCGACACCGATAACTTTCTTTGTTTTCAGATTCGTTTGCAGCTCGTCAAGGTTGTCACCTTCATACCCCTTTACAAGATGAATCGGTGTATCGAAATCCACAAGATTATTTGACAGGCTCGATGCCATTAAATCATAATCATCAATCAGCGGTTTGATCGGTCTCAGACTGGAATGCTGCTTCTTGTTGTTATCCAACCGGAAGAACGGAATCAAACCAAAATTGTCATAATAAGTTTTCGAATCACCGGGAATGTGGTATGTGATATGTGGCTTTGCGTTTTTACCCTTGAACCGCTTGTCCGGCTCAATCTTCCCTTCATCCGTCTGCAAGTAGAAATATTTATTCTCTGCATCAAAGTCAATGATTCTTTTGACCTGTTTTCCGTTCTTGTCGATACGCTCAACATACCAATACAGAACATGGTCTTTTTTATCCGATGCAAACTTTGCTTCTACTTCCACAACACCGATTGCATCAGCACACTTGAATACCGTCTTTCCTTCTTCGTCCTTGCAAGCGTACATATAACTGAAGCCTTTTGTCTGACTGTCAGTAAGTGCTTCGGACAGTTCAGCAGTGAAATCTTCGTTCTCGTTAAAGTACGCATCAAGTTCCGTCTGAAGCTCCGGGATATCGGACCGGACAAAGCCTTTTTCTCCGGAGAGAATATACTGTGTTGCCTGATCCACAAGCTCAGTAAAGAACGGATGCGGAATCTTGATATTACTTCGTGTCTTATCTTCTGTCAGTTTACCGTCTGCATTGTAATAAAAAAGGCGGAAACCTAAAATGTCATGTTCTCCGCCGTAATACGCTTCACCTTTTCTCGCAAACCGCTTCTTTTCCGAAGCTGCATCTTCATCAATGAATTGTTTGATTTCCTCAACAGTAAGCATTGCGCACCGCCCTTCCTACTTCTTTTTTCTCCGTTTGAACCGCCATTTCTTGATATGCTTTGTCTCATAATGTCCTTCGCCTATCTTCTTCCAATAGGAACCGACAATATCATAATCAAAGAATAGTTTCATGAATGCTTCAAACATGTTTACCCCCTATACAAGCCAACCTTCCATCCTTCTCCATCGTTCCGGCGCATATCTTAACGCCGCCATTGCATCATCCATAATCGGCACCGGTTCATCAAGGTATTCACCTGTTTTTTCATCCAGTTTCCACTTCCACTGTTGAAGTTCTTTAATAGTATTCGTGCATGATGGATGAACATATATCCTTCTTTGCTTCAGCCAGTCAATTTGTGCCTTGACGGAACCTGCCGAACCGCCTTTGTTCACACCCTTCGCCTTTTTGAATCCGCCTTTGCGCCACATCTTGATTCTATCCGGTTCAGCGGAATCACACCACATTTCCTTATCTTTCGGAAGTTCACGTTGTTCCGCAATAGACAGCAGTTCCGATGTGTCTTTTTCAAATTCGTATATCTCGGATGTTATATACAAATCTCCGTCTTTGTACCCAACCGGCAATATTGCGTTTGCATGGTTATAACCGAAGTCCTGACCAATCGCAAAATCATCATAATCACTCGGATTCTGTGATATCTCTTTCACTTCCCAATTCTGAAGAATCAGACCGCCGATTTCTCCCCATTCGCCCAAACCGTATATTTGATACCCTTGCGGATCGACTATCTTTCTTCGTTCCATTCGAGCTTTGTATGCTTCATCAATAAATCTGTTCCCTAAGTATGTACTATGATGCGTCAATACATTTTCATCAGGGATATCGAAGAAGTTTTTCTTTATCCAGTGATTTTTATTTACTGGATTGAAGGTCATTCTGATTTGATAGAACTGACCTTCAGGAAGCACACCACGCAAACGATCATCAATGATTTCAAAATCCGCCTGTGTGATTTCCGTTGCTTCTTCTATCCATACATCCGTTAATTTACCTTTTTTGAATGTGATGGACTTCAGCTTTTCTCGTTGGTTATCATCATTCATGCCACGGAATATAATCTTGTTACCATTCGCACGACATTCCAACTGTAACGGAGAATATGTTGTTTTCCAGTACCGCTCCGCATAACTTCCAAACATGCGGTTTATTGCACTTGACAACTCTGCAAATGTGCTGTCTCGATTTGTTATGTCGGATTTGCGGATGCACACAAGGTTTCTTCCCTTGTCCTGCATCAGCCGCAATATATAGTTCTGCGCAGTATCAACCGATTTCCCGGAACCTGCGCTTCCCTTCATGACAATATATCGTTTTTTGCTCCTATTTACTGTTTTGAAGCAAGGATTCATTTGAACGTTTATATTCATTCATTTTCATCCCCATAATCAATGCTGATATTCAAATCCATGTCGGCTTCAAGTTCAACCTTTTCCGTCCACATTCCAAGGTGCTTTCCTAATAACTCCAATGCTCTCACCTTGTCATATGGCTTAACTTCAAAACCGTCTCTGCCTTTTTTAATCACAGATAATGCTCTTTTCTGTTCTTCAGTCAGGTTTTCAGTCAGAACCGGCTCCACGGTTCTATATTTAACCGGATTTCCTTCTGAATCACACAAAGGAATCAAATTCCCTTCGACTTCAATCGTGGCTTCTTTCTCAATTACGCTTGCATAATCAGCAGCATTTGAAAAAGCTATGAGTGCAAGTTCACGCAATACCATGTCTTGTGTGATCTCTGTTCTCTCAACTCTATCCTTTTTTCTCTCTGCTATATAATTTTGTACTGTAGTTTTCTGTAGTAACTGATACGCCTGCTCGCTTGCTCTTTTATCTGAATACCCTGCCCGGATCGCTGCCTGTGTCGCATTCAGGTCTATCAGGTATTCATCACAAAACCTCTGTTGCTTCGCTGTCATTTTCGCCATCCTGCAACACTCCTTTCCGTAAATTTGCACAACAAAAAACCGCCTGAGCGTTTCTGCCCGGCGGTTTTACATACTTCATCTTCTGTATTATAACACAATACGTTCCTTTTGTGTTATACAACTTTTTGCATTTTGTAACAACTTTACACAGAAAAATCACAACAGTTGCAATTTGTAACACTTTTCGATTATACTTCACAATCTTTCGGCATTTCAAACACAAAAACTTTTCCGGCTGTTTCAAATGCTTGTTTTGTAACTTCTTCTCCGTATTCTGCTATTGTACCTGCTGTTCCGCTCATGACACAACAATAAATCATATCTCTTACATATGTGTCTTGTATCATATCCAACACCTTGACTGCCTTTTCTTCGGTGGAGTATTTTCCAATAACTCCCCTTAATATCTCTGACGGACTAGCAACCAATCCATTTACAGCAATAACACAATTATCTCTTGTTATTCCAATATGGCATACATCAAAATTTACAATTTGCTTTTTATCTTGACTTCTGATAATCATTCCGCACCACCCTTTCTGACAATATCGATTGCCTTAACCCAACACTTATGCTCTTGACACGCATGATTGCTTGTTCCGTTTACCCACCTATCTTCTGCAAGCTTCGCAAAACTTTCCAACTCTGCAACAACCTTTTCCGTATCAAAAGCCGGTTTACTTTCCTTAAACGCTTTAATAAGCATTGTTGCGGTTTCTTGTTCGTAATTGCCAGCAATCAAATGAGCGTCAGCACTCAGCCTATGCAAGGTATCTTCAAATCTATCCTGTTTGAAGTGTTCTTCAAACTCTTTCGGTATCTCAATCTCTATTCTCATTCTTCCACCACCTTAAAATGTTCTTCAAATTCTTCCTTACTGAAAATCACAGAAACGTTATCACGGCTTACTCTGTATTTGTGTCCGCTTGAAATTGATTCATAATCCCATTTCTGTTGTGGTCTAAACATGATTGTGCAAGTCCAATCGCAATAATGTGCCATAAATTCCTTTTTCGGTCTTGCCGTTCCACTCATTCCTTCTCTCCCTTCATCTTCCGTTTGATGTCCGCTATCATATTCGTTATATCTCTGCCCGAATACAATAAGACTCCATTTCTTTCTTCAATCGGTTCAATATAATCCTCAAAATTCAGAACTTCATCATAAAATTCATCAATCACGGATGCCCGGAGTTCTTCTTCGATTGCTCGGTATTCATCTACAATGTGTGCATTTTCCAAAGCATTTTTATGATGCTTTTGACAGCTTTTAATCAAGTCTTTCACCATTGAAGGTGTAAGTCCTGTTACTCGGTACTGCTCGACTTCTTCAAGTGCATATTTGCAAGCTTCAGCAAACTCTCTCATCGTGTTAAACGTGGGATAGCCTTTTCCATCTTCTGCAAATGCTTCGTAAGTTGCATGATTTACACTAAAACCTTTTATCAACATTTCGCATCTCTTAATTGCTTCACTCTCCGTCATGCTCATTCACGCTCCTTAACTGCTCAATCAATTTATCACGAACATTCTTTTCAATTCTTGCCTGCGCAATATCCTGCCCATGTATTGAATCGCTACACAATTGCAAATGGTCTATAAATGCATTGAATCGAACCATGTTGACTGGTTTATTATTTTCAATAACATCATATAAACCTTGCCTTGAATAACCGCTGATAGAAGCAAATTCATTCACATTCATTCCAAATGCATTTGCTAATTCTTTAACCGTCATGCTCATTCTCCTTTGCATATTCTCCACCGACAATTACACCTCTTACCATTTCTGCATATGGTTCATCTGTATTGCATACATAATAACGGTTAATAGGTTTTTTATTATCTTTCGCCCTCCCTCTGATAATATTGTTTTGTATTTCTTCTAAAGTCTGATATTCAACCTCTGTCAGATACTTTAATTCGTCCTCTCTTTTGATTACAATATGTGTATTTACTTTATCCATGCTCTCACTCTCCCATCTGCTTTACATTGATGATTTCATAAATAATATCATCGTGATATTTACCATACTTGTCCTTGACAACATCTTTCAGTATGTGCTTTGTTCCGTTGAACTTCTTGCAGAACTTATCGTAACTTCTTTCAACTGGATTACCGCCAATCATTCTCCACTCGATTCTGTGTAGTTTGTAATCATTTATCAGTTTATTCATCTCGCCGAATAAATCTTTGCCTACAATCGGATTGCCTCTATCAAAAGATATAAGACCAAATCTATTAGCACATGAGTTATACCAATCAATACGGTAACTAAGATAACCAATTAACTTATCGTTTGTGTCAACAATGGCAAATTGATACCTTCCATCTTCTGCTTCTTCTTGTATATCCGGCAACCAATTCCCCAGACCACCGGTTTCGTACATCATAGCATCCGAATAGTAATATCGCTTGAATGCATCTAATATTTCATTCTTTTTTACTATTGCTGGTATTAACATCCTTTCCACCACCTTTCATCTTCGCTAATGCCTGCTCTGCGGCTTCTCTTGTGAGGAATACAACTTTTCCGAATTTTGTGTGTTCCTGTCCTACATACATTCCGTGTGGCATTGTTCTTCCGTCATTATAGAAAAAGTCATAAACTTCATAACGAACATGACCACACAATTCAAATTCACCATCTTTATTTCTTTGTGAAAGTGATACAACAGTCCACTCACCCTCATATACTTTGAGTTTTCCGTTTTCGTCTTTGTCGATAACGTAAACCGTATCACCCACACGGCACGGAAGATGTATCAGCAATCCGTTTTCTTCTGCATCCTCGTACTCGGCAAGTTTCAGGTGAATTTTCAATATGTGGCAACCGCCGGTGCATCCCCCTTCTTCGTGGCATCCTTTAGTGCAATGCTTATCCATTCCGCAAATTTCCCACGGATCATAGCATACTTTGTTCAAATCATCCTTCGTTAATCTCTCCATCCTCTTACTCCCTTCCTGCCAATCTTCTGAACTTCTCGCAGATCGCATCCCGTTCGTGGCAAAACTCCGTGAATTCTTTCAGTGTTGTTTTGCGTCCGAGCTTGCTTTTGTTCGCTCTCCATAATTCAAGCATTCTTTCATCTTCATTCATGATGTTTACTCCCTTCAATCAATCTCAACCTTTACGAATCTGCACCGTGGGTATTTCTCCGGATTGTGCTTTGTGTGGCTCATTGCTGAATTTATCGTATTCACGGTATCTCCGGTCATTACCGATAACTCTTTCACAGTGTCAGCAACCGCAAGCGGAAGTTCGTATTCGTCTTTCGTGATTTTCATGTAGACACACATTGCTGCTCCTTCCCGGCATCAAGAATATCCTGAACCGCCTTCAATGCTCTGCCGTGCTTTGATGTTACCC